TCAGATTCGTCTGCGTGGCTGCCACTCCCGTACCTTCCGGGGCCCAAGCAAAACGAAGTCTTCCCCTATGAAACCGCGAAGCAACAATCTGAATGCGGATTTCGATGGATCCCCTCCAGTAACGGAAAGGCAAGGAAGCATAACCCAACGCGGTGTATTGGCGAGTTGTGGAATTTATCATCGTCCCCAACGAAGGGTTCAACAAAAATTGGAAAATGGTGGTATCTAACACATCCGTGGAGGCCCAGGTGTAAGCATCCACAAAGACCATTTGCCAGCTATGGCTCCCACCGTGAGCTGGTCTTCAGAAACCACATCTCCACTCGCCTTTGGATCAATGGTGAGTTCGCTCTTCGCCCCTACTGACAACGGAAGCGAATTGTCGGCTACATCTGTGGCCGCCATCACTGGAGCGCTAGTAGCATAGACCCTCGTGGGAGGATCAAGCACACGCGGCCTTGAGTAGCCAAACAAGCCAGCGATTTGAGCCAGAGCCGTCGCGCCCATCTCCGTTGCTTTTGCGAAAGGTCCAATTATCGGAACTTCCGTCAAGTGAGCAGCTACAGACGCAACAGTGTTGGCAGGCCTGGAGATTAACCCCTGATTGGGATTTTCCTCGTCCATCTCGCTCTTTGGGGCTTGTGTATTGCCTTTGCGCTTCCCTTTGCCTTTCCCCGCTTGCGGGGTGTAAACAGGGAGCGCATCGGCAGTCGGATAGGCCATTTCCATGTCTTCCATCCACGCATAAACCTGGATTTCCAAGTCCGTGGTTAGCGTGCCATTGGACCAAGTCAGTGGAGCGAGTTGATCGAAATGGACTTGTCCCAACCATTGGGAACCGTCCAGAGATGTATCGATCCACGTCTTGGGAGACATGAAAGGTAGGCGCATTCTCCCTTCCACGTTAGTAGACGGGTCTATGATGACGTGGGTAAGAGTGGAATGGCCTTGCTTTGGGAAAAGACCGTGCGCGGTCTCTCCCAAGGCAGGTTCGTAAGAAATCATCATTCGCCCGTAATGAAAACTCGTGCCGTTGATTTGGAATTTCAGGCACAAATTACCTCTGATGTAGTGGTAATTGGCGAATTTGTTTCTCGTGGTGGAATGGTTCATCCACAACGTCCACGGGTCAATGTGAGCGGTGCCTAAAGCAGGCGTTTCTGCTGTCCACGTGAACGAAGAGATTAGAACCGGGCGCGCTAGAAACTCATCGATGCCACCATCCCCAGGGGAAGGAGCTATCGCATAAGACGGCGCTGCAGGCTCATAGGCGGACTGATCCACCGGAGCAGTTGAGACGAATTTATTGACTTCAGTCCCCTGGTCTTGTGCCTCTAAAACAGAGACGTGTTCCTCCAATAGAGGAACATCTACTTGGTCTGAAACACTAGTCATGGTCGAGTAGAAAAATTAGCAATTTTGCTCGGATTACAATCTCCGGGTAATTTTGGCCACCACAGCCATTCTGCACGGTATCTTTTACGTCCATCCCTGGACGGAGGTAGCTCAAGTCTTCTCCACTCGGCAAAAAGCTAACCAGTAGTTGAACGAATCTTGCCCGGCTCGCTTCCAAAGCGCCGCTGGACTGTCTTTGTCCTTCTGGTAGGCTTTCAATTGTGTCTGCCTCTCCTGTTCGAACGTCGGGAAAATCCTTCCAGAGCTTGGAAACGCCTCGTGAAAGGCCTTAACGGTTTGAGCGTACAGCGACTTGAAGCGATCATCTCCTGCGGCCGCACACTCTTGAAGCCCCGCTACAACAAACTCGAAATGAGCCTGCTCATCCGTGAGATTTGCGGTTTTCTTCTTCCAGTTCAGGTTCTTGAGGATACTCTCCTCTTCTATGGGAGCCCATACCACCCCATCTTTGGGCAAAAAGCCTCTCTTTAGGAAGTTCCAACTTTGTACTGGGAAGTTGTCGGGAAAGTTCGTCGTTTTGTCCGGAGCAGTTACAACTACCCCAAAAGTTGAGCAAAAACGCGAAAAGAACGCAAGATTAAATCCTGGTTCTAACGTAGATACCATCCCGTCGTCACCAAGAGAATCTTTGCAGCACCGCCCGAGAAACGAATCTACGCCTTTGGACATTTCTTCTTCCACTCTATGTTTTCCCCAAAACTCTATCCAGGCGCACGTAAGATACAACTCTTGGATGATAGAGTTGATGTGGGCCGTGAGGAAGAGTCCGGACGCCAATGATGCCGTGACCATGAAAACCGAGTCGAAAAAGACGTATATCGGTGTACACAACAAGGACATCCCAGCGGCCATCAGCGGTAAAACAGGGTAACCGCAGATAGTCGAATCCGGTAGAAACACGGTGGCCATGCAAGAAAGAAGCACCGAACAAGCTGCCCGGAGAACTTCGCTAGAATGGCTCTTGTCAAACTTCGCGAAGTCGAAAAGAAAATGGTGCGGAAAATGCAAGTGCTTATCGTGGATGTTACCCCACTGCTTAGACTTGCAATCCACGCCGATGGAAATTCCGCTGAGGAGATAGTTTTCTTGCAAATACTTGACGCTTTGAAGAAAGCCCCGACGCATCAGCTCGTTGTACACCGCTGGACACGCAGCAAAGGTTCGAATAGGCTTCTCAGCCTTCTTCACCTCATCTTTGTATTGGAGATCGAAGACGATACCTGGGTTGTTTCCTGCCATCAGTTCGTCAGCCACGAACTGGACGCTCTTCCGCCCTACAGCCGTGTACGACAAACATTCTGGCGTGCCGCCGATCAACAGATCTGTCTTGGGTCCTCGCAAAGGAAGACCCGAACCTGTTTTTTGTTTGATCTTGTCCACAAACCGCACTCCATCCAAGCCATTCAGCGAAGTGGCTTCCGTCAAGGGGTGCGTTTTGGGATAGCGTTCCAAAATCCGTACGTAGCGGCGTTTCACTAACTCAACTGCTAGCTCTAGATGAGGGGGAATGCTTGCAGCATGATTGAAAAGAGAGTAGAGAGCGAGACGAGCCTGTGTAAAGCGTTGCTTAACACCGTCTTTCTCGATGTAAACGTCCCGCATCTTCGGTGGTACCTTAGTCGAAGGAGGTATCTTTCCTTGCAATGCAGAGGGTGAAATGCGTGAAACAAACTTTGCGGGTTTGGAATACGCAATAGTTCCC